GACTTGGTTCAAGGTATACAAAAGCCTTGGCTAGATCTATGGCAAATACTAAGCAAATCAAAGCAGCATCTGTTCTTAACAATGCGTTTGCAGCTGGTGTAACTGGTGGTGACGGTCAACCTCTTGTTTCTACTGCTCACCCTTTAGGTGGCGGCGGAACTGCAAGTAACAGGCCAACTACTTATTCAGATCTTAACGAAACTTCTTTAGAAGATGCGTTAATTTCTATATCAACTCTAACCGATGATAGACAATTACAAATTGCTCTAAAAGGTATGAAGTTGATTGTTCCGCCTCAACTGCAATTTGTCGCTGATAGATTACTCAACACTCCTGGTAGAGTTGGTACATCTGACAATGACATCAACGCTATTAAGAATATGGGTATGTGTCCTGATGGATATGTGGTTAACCACTATCTAACAGACAATGATGCTTGGTTCTTAAAAACAGATTGTCCAGACGGCTTTAAACACTTCCAAAGAAGTCCTATGTCAACAGCCCTAGAGGGTGATTTCGATACTGGTAACATGCGTTACAAAGCTAGAGAAAGATACTCTTTCGGTTTCTCCAATTGGAGAGCTGTTTTCGCTTCTCAAGGTGCTTAATTCTTAGCAATTGATAAAAGGGGAGCATTTGCTCCCCTTTTTTTGTTCTTGCTTTAAAATAATTCAAGAGTTAAACTAAAATTTGTTAATTAGCTTGATGAGGACCGCAAGGTTTCCATTAATACAAATAAAAGGAGTTCATAATGGCTAATCCGCATTTTCAAAATCTAATACTATGGGCAGGTAATACTGTTGCTAGTAAAAGTAAAAAAGACTTACCGATGTTTCAACCATATCCATCGGATCAAACGTACTACGGTTATTTTAATGACTTTATGACGTACAACTCTGGTGATTGGACAATCACTACAACTGAAGCTGGCACAGGTAGTGCAACAGAAGCAGTTACTTCATCCGCTGGTGGGGCTTTATTGCTTACCAACGCTGCTGGAGATAACGATTTAGACTTCTTACAGCTAAAAGGCGAAGCATTTACACTTGCTGCTGGAAAAAGAGCATTCTTTTCAAGCAGATTTAAAGTAAGTGATGCAACTCAAAGTGATTTCGTTATGGGATTACATATAACTGATACTTCCCCCCTTGATGTAACAGATGGTATTTTCTTTATTAGTGCAGATGGAGCAGCGACAGTTGATCTTTCTGTTGAGAAAAACAATTCTGCTACTACAGCATCAAGTATCGCTACTATGTCAAATGATACGTTTATTACTTTAAGCTGGTTTATTGACCCAAATACTTCAAATGTCCATTACTCTGTTAATAATGCAGAGCCTTTGGTTCTTGCAGATACTAACCTTCCTAATGATGAAGATTTAACCATTTCTTTTGGTATTCAAAATGGCGAAGCAGTAGCAAAAACTATGACTGTTGATTACATTAATGTAATGGTTGAAAGATAGGAGTAAACAATGGCAGATGCAGCAACATCAACAACTCTGTTAGATGGCGATAGGCTTGCTATTATTCAGCTAACCAGTACATCTGATGGTACGGGTGAAAGTGCAGTAAAAAAAGTAGACGTTAGCGCTTTGCAGCCTAACAACTATGGCAAAGCATGTACGGGTGTTCGTCTTGCAAAGATTGTTTATTCAACCTTTGGCATGAGTGTAAAACTTTTATGGGATGCAACTACTCCTACTATTTGTTGGGATCTTAATGCAGATTACACAACTGACGAAGACTTTACAGAATTTGGCGGAATAATAAATACAGCAGCAGCAAGTGGAAAAACAGGTGATATAAAGCTAACTACGACAGGCGCTGGCGCCAATGACTCGTACGTTATAGTGTTAACTCTTTTTAAAAACTACGCTGCTTAAATTTTTGTAGTAGCACTTCTATAGTGCTACTATATTAAGTGTTATGGCAGAACGCAGAAAAGCAAAACCTATACGCAAAACCACCAAGGGCAAAGGGGCTAATTATAGGCCTACTAAGTCTGGCGCTGGTATGACTAAAAAAGGTGTAGCCGCTTATCGTAAAGCCAATCCTGGATCTAAACTTAAAACTGCTGTAACAGGCAAAGTTAAAAAAGGCAGTAAAGCAGCAAAAAGGCGTAAATCTTATTGCGCTAGATCGCTTGGTCAGCTAAAGAAAAGTTCTGCTAAAACAAGAAACGATCCTAACTCAAGAATACGTCAAGCAAGACGAAGGTGGAAATGTTAAATGGCAGCTAAAAATAAAACCAAAAAAGACGCTTGTTACCATAAGGTAAAGCGTAGTGCAAAAGTTTGGCCTAGTGCATATGCTAGTGGTAGATTGGTCCAATGCAGAAAAGTTGGCGCAGCCAATTACGGCAATAGTAAAAAAAGAACAAAAAAAGCAACTGGTGGCGAAGTAACATTTGTTCAAGCAAGAGGTTTTAACAACATGCTCGCAGGCAAAAGAACCAAAACTAAATTAAGCTAATGGCTAAAAAAGAAACACTTAGAGATTGGTTTTCTAAAAATGACGGTACAGGATGGGTAGATTGTAAAACTGGTAAACCTTGCGGTAGAAAAAAAGGTGAAAAACGTAGAAGTTATCCTGCCTGTAGACCAACAAAAGCTCAATGCACATCAGCAGCCAAGAAAAAAACTAGCTCTAAAAGAATTAGTTGGAAAAATGGCAGAGTTAAAAAATCAGAAGGCGATGTCGTGGAGATTAGAATTGCTAGAGGATGTGGTAAAGTAATGAATAACAAAAGAAAAAAAACTAAATTTTATTAGGAGCAATAGCTAATATATTAAGATAGAATAATATTATTGCAAAATTAAAAAACCCCAGAGAGGCAATTATGACAAAAAAAGATAAAATGAAAGCTAAAGAGGCCGCAAGGTTAAAAGCAAAAGTAAGACCAGATGAGCCTGTAAAAGAAGATCGCATCTATCTTAATATGCCTAAAAAGAAAGCTCCAGCTAAGAAAGCTCCAGCTAAGAAAGTTGCAGCAAAAAAAACAACTAAAAAAGGTAAAAAATAATGTATAAAAGAACTAAAGGCTATGCAATGGGCGGTTCTGTAAAAGGAACTAAATATATGTCTAAAGGCGGTGCAGCAAAAGGCACTAAATATATGGCAAAAGGTGGCGCTATGAAGGGTACTAAATACATGTCCAAGGGCGGCGCTATGAAAGGCACTAAATATATGGCAAAAGGCGGCAAAGTTTAATTTGCACCTTACATGTCATATTTAATTTCCAACATACCTCAGTTTAAATGTTGGGTAAGAAAAGAATTTACGGCAAATCATAGCAACTATCACGGAGAGTATTTGCATGCTCTTGTTATAGCTGTTAATACAATTCCAGACAGATCTTTATCATTTCAAGTAGTATTTACTGGGTGCGAAATAGATAATGAAGAAGACGCGCCAAATGTTCATGGTGGCGCTATGTGGGCAAGAATGCCTATACAAGCTTTAGTAGCAGACATCCCTCTAGAAGAATGGCCAACTCCAATGGAAGACCATTTAGCTCAACCTTGGGATTGTTTAAGCCATGAGCACTCTGTTGTAGTTATGGACAGGGTAAGTTCATCTCCTTGGGTATGCAAAATAGGAGGAGAATTTTATACAGGAAAGTATTTATTTACTGTAGACTATACAGAGAACTCTATAGCAGATGATCCCGCTCAACATAAGCAATCACATGTGCTATATTTAACAGACGCTGGTGAGTATACTGGCAGTTTTGTAGCTTTACCAAATAATAGAGTAAGAGCAACAAATCCTGCTTTGTGGCGTGTAGGCGAGGGAGCACCAGATTTTATGCCCTCTCAATGGACGCATTCAGCAGAACAACATGAGAGCTATATGGACCCAAACATAACATTTAATAATTTATACGCTCCAGAGGATTAGTTATGGCACTTTCAGGCAGTACAAATTTTGAACCAAACGTAGCTGAGTTCGTAGAGGAAGCATTTGAAAGATGCGGCCTAGAGCTTAGAACTGGTTATGATTTAAAAACTGCTAGAAGATCTATCAACTTAATGCTTGCTGAATGGGCCAACCGAGGCCTAAACCAATGGACAATAGAGCAAGACACTCAAACTGTTACTCAAGGAACGGCTGAATATACTTTAAATTCTAATGTAATTGATATTTTAGATGTTGTTTTGAGGCGTACAACAAACGGAGAACAAACAGACATTTCTATTGATAGGTTAAGCAGAAGTTCTTACTTAAACATCCCCAATAAAACAACTCAAAGCATGCCTTCTCAATGGTTTTTAGATAAATTAAATGCACCTGCTTTAAAAGTTTGGCCTACGCCAGAAAATTCAACAGACATTTTGGTTTTTAATAAGATGATTAGAATGGATGATGCCGACGCTGCAACTAATACAATGGATATGCCTTTTAGATTTTATCCTTGTTTTGCAGCAGGTCTTGCATATTATATTGCAATCAAAAGAGCTCCAGAAAAAGTTCAATTATTAAAACAAGTATACGAAGAAGAATTTGATAGGGCTATGTCTACTGATGAGGATAAAGCATCATTTAGAATTAGGCCGTTTAATAGTTTGAGGTAACATGTCTTACGCTTCAGGTAAATTTGCAATAGGTTTATGCGACAGATGGGCGTTTGAATATCCTTTAAAAGATTTAAAAAAAGAATGGACTGGTTTTAAAGTCTGTTCTCAATGTTTTGAGCCAAAACACCCTCAACTAGAACCGCATACAGCTCCTGCTGATCCTCAAGCACTTTACAGGCCAAGACCAAATACTGATAAAGGAGTTGGTGAGGGTTATGTTGTGGTTGTT